CTGCTCTTGCTGCTTGGCCGGTAAAACGCTTACTGAGATCATTGGTCACTTCATTGAAAGACTTGCTTGTAAGGTCTGCTTTGCTAAGGCCAACATTGAGGCGCATCAGGCTTGTGTTGTTTCCTAGATAAGCGCGGCTCAAAGCCTGAGTAACCGAGGCAAGTGATTTTCCTGTACCCCCGGCAATGTCGAGCGAAAGGTTTAGAAGTTCTTGAGCCTTTGCCAAATTCCCGGTTGTGGTCAAAAGTTGCTGCAAGGCTGGTCGAAGTTCACCATCTGCAACGCCTGTTGCATACTGTAGCTTTGAAATGTAATCCTCAACTGGTCGAACATCGTAAGCAATGCCAAGATTCTTGAGATTCATTGCCAATGCTTGGACTGCGCGATCTTCTTCGCTAAATGCTCGAACTGCGGCTTTAGAAGATTGTGTAATCTTGCGGATGCTTAGGGCTGCGCCTAAAGTAACTGCAAGGCTTTTGAGGCCACGCTCTAAACCGGAAGTTGCCTTAGAAGCATCCTTGAAGCCTTTGCCCTGAAACTCTGAAACAATCGGGATAAGGATACTCATCGTGTTGCCGCCCTAAACTTGTTTTCCGCTGTCTGTATTGCTTGCATAACTGCAGCTTTAGCTTTGCCTTGATTTGCTTCCAAGGCGGCATACATAAGGCGGCCTCGGCCCCGACCCACTTTTTTGATTTGGCCTACATCGCGATTTATTGCTTCGATAAATTGGCGGCCAGCTTGAGGATTGTTTGATTTGCTGTCCGGATCGCCGTACGGATTTTTTGTACCGGCGATTTCAATAATTGCACCTATGGCTGATTTGTTCAGCAAAGAGTAAGCAGCAGTCCATCCGGATCTATCGCTTTTCTTGCGAGCCAGCGAATATGTTAGACCCTTCCGAATAGAGCTATTGTTATATACCGGAAATGCTCTTGATCGGTTGGTTCGGCTTACGCGTTCGCGACCGTCATCTATAGCACCAGATAAAAAAGTCGCTGGGGTGTGGGATTTGGCTTGATTGACCACACCCTTTAGCGCTGTACCGATTTCCCTATTCATTTCCTTGAAAAGGTCAGGGTCGAATTTGCGAAGGGCGCGCTTGGTTTCATTTGCGCCTTTTACTACTATTGGCATCTTTTGCGACCCTCGCTTTCTCTTTCAAGTACGCGAGAGTTGCCCGGAAGATTCTCTCATCCATGGCCAGCCACTCGCTCGCCGGGATTCCTGTTTCTATCTGTAGTTGAGCTATCAGATAAGTTACGGAATCCTTGTCTATTTTGGGTCGCTGTCCTCGACAACTTCCACGCTTTCAAGCGTTGCCACGAAGTCCACGCCAAAGGGCTTGACTGACTTACCGGATCGCCGCAGGGCTTCCCATGCCAGCCAATAGAGATCGCTTTGTTGCTCACGCTCACGGAAGGCTTTGTGAAAGCCAATCTTGTGATGTTGCTCGAAAGCGAACTCTATGGCCGGTGTGATTCTTTGTTCAGTTGTTTCACCATCGTTGGTGATGATTTTGAGGCTCGCCATGTCTATCTCCTACCAAGTACCGGAATCAGCAACGGTTACTGCTCCGTTGATGGTGAATGTTACATCCTGAGTGCTTATATCGCCGGTTGCTCCATTGATTGGGGTCAGGTTGTTCACCAAAATGTCGAAAGTGTAAAGCTTGTTGCCATCGGCAACGGTAACCGGTGATGAAGCATCTTGGATCATCTTGACAGCAACCGTGCTGCCAAAGTTGGTAAGCAAGGTGTCGAGAATTTCCGAAGTTGCAGGGTCATTGAGAAATGAGAGGGTGAGGGTTCCGGTCTGAAGGCCCTTGACATACTTGCGGCCGGTGTCTCCCATTGCAGTTACTTCTAGCTCCTCAAACGCGTAGTTGAGGGTTGCGGCGGTGACGAGATCGCTGAAATCGACAGTAGCAATCTTGACCCCGACCTTGTTATTCAGCGTGATCGCCATTTGATTCTTCCTTCTTCTTGGGCTTGCTTACAGGTTGTGGTTTTTCGATCTGGCCAATCTTGACCAGAAATCTAGTGCGCTCATCCATGGTTAGCTCCAACTCGATAGGATTGAGACTCGAACATCACACGCCAGAAAGTCACCGGATGCTGCGTTCATGACCGCTGGTGAGGATACCTCGCCTATGGTGTATTTGATGGTGGATGCGGCAAGCTTCGAGTACAGCTCAAGGATATAATCCTCGATACCGTTCAAGTTGCCTTGGTTGTCGAACAAAGGCTTGATGAGGGTTATCTTGAAGTGAGCCATGGGTGCAACGGTGATGTAATGGTCGTTGGATGGCGTGATGTAAGGATCATCCGGGCTAATTACACAGCTGTTGGCGATCGGCGTGGCCGGTGGAAAGGAGAACACAGACCACACCGATGCGCTGGTGAGCGCACTCGCCAGCGTTCCTCGCAGGGTAGTAATCGCGCTCATCCTACGAGTCCACCGGGATCTAGGTAGTCTGCTAACAGGCCACGAACTCGGGCCATGAGGGTATTACCCATGCGATATGGGCTTGGTTGAAAGTCTGGGCTGATGCCTCCGGTACTGCTCATTTGTCTGGCCTGCCAAATGTCGGTGGCGATCATCATGCTTGCTTGGCGTACTGCAGGAATTGTCGAGTAGTCCACTTGACCTTCAACGACAATGGTGCCGTAAGGCACGACCGTGTGTTTTTCAACTGTGGTGATTTGGGCTTTCACGAAAGATAAGGAATAAGCGGTGAGGGCGGTAATGGTCTGGGATCCATTGAAATGAGGAGCGACATTCTCGACCGTGATGGTCTGACCGACATAAAAGCGATCGCTGACTGCTGTATCGAAATAAAGCGTTCCAGTCGTGCCGGTGGCCTCATGGGCAATGACATTGGTGCGGTTGAGCCAAAGTTTTGACTTGATAATATCTTCGGCCGATTGGCAGACAGACTCAACGACTGCATCGGTATAGAGAGTGCCAATGCCAAGGTTGGTGCGTAATTCGGCAACGGTTACATAAGTTGCTGGCATGTCTGACTCCCTTCTTAGGTGTGGGGGCTAGGCGAGCCGTCTAGCCCCCACGATTGCTGGATTGGTTATGCAACCATCCACTTGTACGCGCCCTTGGCAACCTTGGTTGCAATCGCGCCGTAGCCGTAAAGGGCTACGCTGATTTGGCCGCTTGCGATGACATTGGACTCGAGACGGAAGGTTCCGGACTCATACCATGTGTAAGACTCAGGGTTGAGGACGATGATGCTGTCATCTCCTGTACCCGAAAGTGATCGGGACACATAAAGATTCAAGCCATGGACATTGCCACGAACACCGGTCGGCGTAAGGTTTGCCGATGCATTCTGTGGGTTGATGGTCTGGACATAAACCGGGCGGTTCGATCCATCCACAAGGCCCATGATTGCGCCCCATTGCTCTGGGCTTACGACCACATTGGTTGCAAAGCCGAGAGTCTCCTTGTAAATATCAACAGCTGCATCGCTGATGAAGTCAAGAAGGTTGGCTGCCGACATGGTGCGGTTTCCACCATCGGTTGCGGCTGCTGCGATGACGGTCGAAACGCGAGCGTTTGTTGCCTTAGCGTAAGCGAACTGCATCTGGCGTGAAAGCTCTGCAAAGAATGCAGGGCTTGAACGGTCAAGAAGTTCGACCGAGAAAGTCTGCTGTCCTGCGAACTTCTGAACATTCACCGTAACGAAAGCGACATTCTGATCGGTTTCGGATGGCGTTCCAGCCTCAGATGTGACTGCAACCGTTGGTGCTTGAGTAAGCTTTGGAATCTCAAAGCTCATTCCGGCATCTGGGAGAGTTCCGCGGCTGATTGCATCGATGAACGGACGGTCTGCGTTGGAAAGTGGGTTGATGACTTCGCTGAGCTGACGGGTTGGAATCAAGCCTGCGTTGTCGGTGGTATCTGCTGCTGCAGCAAGCCATTGACGAGCTGAATCGTCACCGAGAGAAGCACGAACGGTGTTCTCAAGATATGCACCGGCTGTGACCTCGATGCGTGGCTTTGCATAAGCAACTGCAGCGGTGATTGTAGGACGAGAGGCCTCAACTGCAGGAGCATCTGCCTCAGGTGCTACGACTTCTGGGGTGTTCTCCACAGGAGCCTCGCTTTCGTTGTTGGTTGGTTGTTCAACTTCCTCGGATTCGGAAGCTGCTACCTCTAGCACCTCAGCCGACTTGAAAGCCGGGTTTGATACCAGAGAAACTTCTTCGAGCCTTGCGCTCAAGATTTCAAGGACAGATCCGACTTGGCGGCTGTCTAATACTTCGACACCTACTGAAAGACCAGAGCGAAGATCCTCGCTGGCTTCGATGAGTGCATCATTGCCACGACTTGTTGCGGATACCTTGAAGGTCGCATAAAGCGCACCATCATCGGCAGTAATCGCCTGAGCGCGACCGAGTGGCTTCTTGCCGTCATGCTCTAGAAGAAACTTGACCTTCTTTGGGTCATCCCACTTG